CCGGTGGGCATTCAATAACAATCGCTGTAGCCGAACCGTAGCTTGCAGGAGTTTCGACGGGAGGGGCAAATGGAAGATCGACAATAATTTCTAATAAATTATCGCTTGTAAGCTGGTCTATGCCAGTACAGTCGGTTACTTGTGACCACGTTGAATCGGCAGTGAGTCCATGGGCTGTATTTCGGGTAAAAATGAGATTGTCGTCAGCATCATAAATCCTAAATTCGGTATTTGGCAGTGGCGAAATCTGACCGAGCGGCAAGGTAGTTTCTACTCGCATCGGGGAACGGTAAAACTCAATCGGATCAAACACCGTTCCCTGTTGAATGCGTGTAATCCACTGCCCAAATTGGGGAGGAACCGGAGCATTGTAAACTCCTAAATCGTAGACCGCTATATGCTTGCACTGGTTTGAAAAGCCCTGAAATCGAGTCGCTTCTAACTCGATCAAGTACCCTGCGCCTCTAACTTTTTTTGTGATCTGTAAAACCTCTCGATGGAATAAGCGGTCGCCGTCTGCCGATATTAAATCTCCTACGGCAAGATCGTCCCATGTGGGCAATAAAAACATTTTAGAAAACGTTTTGGATTGCGAGCGTCCGAGGAAAAGAATGCGAGATGCAAGCGTGATAAATAAGTTATCACTAGATATTAATTTGGTTTGAATTGTTAGTTCGTTAGTGTGTTTTGCGGCGGGGTCTTTTGCGACAACTGAAATAGCGTCTTGGTCTTTATTAATGTTTAATCCGTTTACTGTTACGGCACTTGGGATTTCTCGAAAATGTGTAAGCTTTATTTCATATAAATCTATCGGACGATCTCCGAATTTTTTTGCCCCTAATGACAGTTTCGGGATATGGGTGACTTCCCCTGCTGTTTGCTGTTTGAAAATAAGCTTATCTTTTGTTTCTCTGACTATCAAGAAAAACGCTCTCAATAATTCCCCGATCTGATCGGCGAACGAGGTTCCATCAAATAGTAAATCAAAGCCTTCAATCTCTAAATTATCGGGAACCCCGCTCACATCGACTTTATTTTCGGCTATTCCCGCTATTTCGCAAATTCGTACAAGAATATCTTTGACTTTAGGATTTTCGCCGCTTTGCCCCACAACTTCCACTTCAATTTGAGGAAATCCACTGCCTTCATATTCAGCGATTGGATAATCATCAAAAGCCATATAACTCCATCCTTTAAATACAGGAATGGGGTAGTCTGGTTCGTTCTCTTGGATTACCGAGGATGGCGTAGTCTGATCGCCCGTGTAGATTGTGCAATGCTCTAAAAACCTTTCGCTTCTCGGGTCATCCGACTCACTACTATAAACCAATATCCGGTTCATCCAAACACGCCGGACAGAACTGATTTCCCGTGCGATTGGATAAGCGGCTGTTAAAAAGTAGGAAAAAGTTTCTATTTGTGTCCCACCACCTTTCCCTCCCGATACTTTTCTTCTTTCTTTTAGCTTTAAAGCCCACATCATCGGCAATCCTTTTTTTCGCACCCGCCCAAAGGGGAGGGAGAGGGAGAATCCGAACTCAGCATCGGGAACACCGGTGTCCTCGATTTTCCCTTTTTGCTGTCGCGGGCCAGACGGGGCTAGTAGTGTTAGGAGTAGATTGGCTCCGAGTCCGATAGCGGTAGGGATTAGGAAATTAGCCACGGTTTAAACAAGAATCTTAAAGTTTATGTTAATATTTTACCCGATAAATCAAAACAAGCGTTCTTATGACATCAGCGAGATAAGAACAGATTACGCCTTTTTTCGTGTCGGCGTGAAGATATACCTCCTTCCCCGCATAAATGCCGACGTGAGTTATTACACCCGCTCGCTTGAACACCAGCACATCGCCAATATCGGGTTTTCCTTCCACACGGACTAGATAGCGATCAAGGGATTTTACAAGGAAGTTGTTTCTAGGAATTCGTTCGTAGTTTTCGAGGGTAAAGTCTGGCGAGAGAAACCCCACGCTCACTCCAACGCCGGCGAGGAACCCGACGCAATCGCAACCGATACCTTTTTTGCTCTGTCCATGATGCCATGGCGTTCCAATCCACTCGATCGCCTCGGTAACGATCCGCTCACCGATTGGCGCAATAACAAACGTGTTCATACTCGCTATTCTTCTGTATAGACCCCATCGCTAACCCGTTGCGGTAAATCGTGCAGAGATTCTCCTGTATTGTCCGATCTCCCCGGCACGACGGTAGTACCCCCCACACAATCGCCGCCACGATCATGATTACCACCGTTATTAATCCTTTGCTCATCCAAAAAATCTCCGCTTTGTTCGCTCATTTTGGGCGTTCTCACGCTCTTTTAACTGAGTTAGGGAATATCCCATATCATTTCGTGATTCTATCGTAACATTGCTCACATTGGTGATCGAGAGGGATTGATTAGACGAATTATTGTTCGAGGTCGTAACGCTGTAGCCAGTTCCCCCGACAAATCCCCCGCTGGCGTAGTTTTTGATCGGGGCATTTTTGTATTCCAGATAAGACTTGGCTTCGTTTGCGGGGATAACATATTCGTCTTCGTTGGCCACGATCAATCGGGGGTTTCTCCCTCCGCTCATAGACCGTTCACGCCGGAAGGCAGAAATCACATTTTTCTCTATCGGGGCATCGGCTCCGATTTTTCCGCCAGAACTAAAGAGGCTGAATCCCGTTCCTAGAGAAAAGTTAGATGCACCCGTAAATGGGGTAGAGGCAATAGGCGAGCTAAATCCGCCGAGGGAACCAGTGAATAGGCTTATTGCTCCTCCTAGTAGCCCACCTCCTCCGCCGCCAGACGGGACTGGGGAAGATGCCCTCCCACTTCCTCCAAAAATTTGCATGAGCAACTGATTGGCCGCCATTTCCCCGATTTTCTGTAGAAAGCTGGTCAGAACGTTCAGCATTTGCTGTAGGGTGTCCCGTCCCCCAGTGAACGCGGATCGGAGTAAATCCCCAAACGCTCCCACCGCAGGATTAGCCTCGATAAACGCGGAAGCGAGGTTAGCCTGTTGCATTTTGTCGAGGGCGGCCGACATTTCAAATAACTGGGTAGGAGATAAAGCACCTTCTTGGGCATATCGCTGGAGTTCGAGGCGACGACGAGCGAAGTCTGCTTCTATGCGGAGCTTTTGCGCTTCTCCTGCACTGAAAAGCGTTCCGAGTGGGTTCATCCGATTCCCCGCGTCGATCCCGTCTGCAATTAGATTGTTGTAACGTTCGAGGGCGGCTACCCGCTCATCCTCGATCATTCGCATGGCGGCCGCTTCACCCCTGATCTGTCCATAGACGCTCAGTTGATTGTCGAGAGCTTTGTATCCTTCAAGAATAGCGGTGTTTCGTTTGTTTTCGGCTTCAAGAGCCTTGAATGCGTCATCGTTACCCGTGTCTTGAAATAGCCGCGCCCGTGTTTCTTCCGAGTTTTTAGCGAAATCCGAGGTAAGTTGATCGAGCGATCGAATTTGGGACTGGATCGACTCTCGTTGTTTTTCGATCTCCCGGCTCCCATTGCGTCGGGCTTGTTCGATTTTTTCCGAAAAAGTGAGATAGCCCTTAGAGGAGCGCATTAGGTCAGTCGAGGTGTCTCCCGTGTCTCTCAATCCGATCTCGGCTTGAATTCGAGCCTCCTGTGTTTGTTGGATCAGTCCTGCGATCCGATCAAGGTTTTCCCGCCTTGCCCGTTCGAGTTTAAGTAGGTTTTCTTCTTTTTGATTCTGTAGGGTTTTCTCACGGGTAATCCGAATTTGAGTATCGAGTTCCCTAGCTCGATCGTAGTCAAAAGTTGGGAGCGGCGTGAGCGGGATGTTCGCTTGTGGTTGTCCCGTCAGCACACCAGAATATCTTCCGACGTTGCCAGCGTTGTAATTCGCTCTTTCTTCGGGAGTGAGAGGCTGAAGGTTCGGGTTGAGAACTTCCCGCGTAAAACCTTCCCAGTTTTTGTAGAGACCCGATCGCATTAGCAGGCGGTCAAACTCTTCTGACCCTGAAGTGCCGACTTGCTGAACTACCGAGGGGTGACGGATTTCGTCGGCGTTGACCGGCGATCGATAGCGCATCGTTTTGGGATCATAATTCGGGGAAGGATCGTATTTGTAAATCCGCCCGTTGCCATAGTCAATGTAGTCTCCTCTCTGTAATGTTCGGGGATTGTTCGGAGTTCCCTGTCTGTATTGTTCGGAGCTTTCGCTATTGTTCGGAGCTTCCCCGATTGCTAGGGCTACATTCGGGACTTTTCCGCCCGCAATTTTTCCCGATTTAGCGAGTAGTTTCTTGGAATTCTCCAAAATTCCTGCCCATATTTCGTTAAGCGACTTAAATGTTAGTTGTTGCTGTGATAGTTCACGGACTATCTGGACTTGTTGCATCCAGAAATCCCGTAGCTGTTTTAAGCGGTTCCGTTCGGCATCGTAGATTTGCTCTTGAATGTCTCGTAATTGTCGAGCGAACTGGATTGACTGATCTCGAATGTCGAGCGGCCGTGTTCTCAGGCTATCCGCTTCGCCTTGAATCGAGGCTATTTCATCCCGATATTGTAGGATGAGGTCATCTAATTGCTTCTGTAGTGAGCTTACGCCAGGTGTGCGCCCAGAAAGCATCGACACCTGCAAGCGTTGGTTTTCGAGACTTCTTTGACTTGCTCGGAATTCGTTTTCCGCTTCGATGAGAGATCGTTGTAACCCACGGATCATGTCTCCGTAGGCTTCTTTAAACCCTCTTACCTCGCGGGCAGATTGAATCTGGTAATCCTCGATCGATACTCGGAGGTCAACTACCTGTCTTTGCAGTCCGGTGTAGTAATCCTCAATGTCGGTTGTCTGGTCACGCAGGGATAATTTTGCTTGCTCGATCTGGAGTTGAATTCGAGCAATATTGGCTTTAACTTCGAGGGGATCGCCCTTGAGTGTCCCGACTAGCTTTGATTGCTCAAAAGCGAGTTGTTTGTAAAGTTTTGAGATCTCGATTAGTGTCTGGTCACGGGCGAAAGTCTTGACCTGATTTGACGCGGTTCGAGCGGTCAGCCCGATCTGTTTATTGGTTGCCTCGATCTCGATCGCCGTAGTCGTATAGAACTCAACAAGATCGTTTTGCTGATCCCGTAAGGTTAAGCGTGTCCGGGCGATGTTCGTTTTAATTCGGGCAATATTTGAGCGAATTTGCAAGGGATCATCGACGTTTGCCGCCAGTCTTTCTTGTTCGACTGCTAATTGCTTGTAAAGCTCCTCTAGGGATACCCGTGTTTCGGCAGGTTGTAACGAGCGAAGCTTGCCTGTCGGTGTGGAGGAGTAGAGCTTTTCCTGTTGTCCTGCGATTAGGATTTCGTTAGCCGCTTGTTTTTCGGACAGCTGACGACGTTTCCGCTCGGTAATTATTTCCCGATTGATAGACTGAATTTCTTTCTCGGACTGTAAAATCTCTTGTCTAGTTGTGGCGTAAGTTTTCGCCATTTCTAGGATGTTTTTAAGGGCGGCGTTCGATTCGAGATCGCCCGAATTTTCGGACATGACCCGCTCGATCGCTTCCGGGGAAAGTAGATTCCTAGCGATCGCCTCGGAAAAATTCCCGACCCCTAATCGCTTAAGATCGTCCTTGAAGTAAGTGGACAGCGTTTTGTCAGCCGCCTCGGTAATACGACTACTTAGCTTCGCCCCGGTTTCCGACGCGGTTGTTTGAAGGGATGCAAATTTTTCTTTGGCTGTTTGTAGCGACTCTTCACGTACCTTGACGTTAAATTCGTACTCGTTGAGTTGTCCCAATGCGAACGCTAATTCGTTACCGATCTGTCGATTTAGTGATTGTCTGGCGTTAATAAAGTTTCGGTTTTCTTGGGCGTTAAGAGTTCGGTTAAAAGCGTACTGAAGTTTTTTGTACTCTTTTTCCTGATCTCTAAGGACATTGAGATAGTTCTGCTGTTCGGCTTTAAGTCCAGCGATAATTCCCTTGAGACGCTCCGATTTTGCCCCATAATTCTTAAGCGTACCCCCGCTTTTTTGATACTCTTCTTCTAGTGCTGCGAGCGCGGCTTCGGCGACCTGTAAATCCGCGGTGATGCGAGAACCGACCGATCCTAAGCGTCTATCGATCGCTTCCTGCTCTTGCTTCATTAATTCCTGTTCTCGCTCGTTCAGGCGCGCTACCGCCGCAAAATCCTCTTTATTTGCGGCGATTGCCCGTTCTGCCCGAACTTGAGCGAGCGAGTTCCGGAGACCTTGCAATGAGTCGATAAACTTATCGATCCCAGCTGTGTCTGAAAGTACGGTTTGATAGGTTTTTAGGTTCGTCTCTAGCCCCTCTGCGCCTTCTCGGATGTTTTTGAGATTTTCTTGCTGGTCGCGAACAGCATTGTTTCGCTTAAAGGTGTAAACGGTTCCGACCGTCAGAACGTTAAAGAATTTCTCGGTTCCCGATAGGTTCATATCGGGGAAAAATTTATTCCAGAGATTTTTGTTTTCGTTTTCGGGTTCAATTTTCCCTAAATCCTCTAAAACTTTTCTCGATTCTTTGAGGGTTTGAAGCGAATTTTTAAGATTTGCGTCCCCGTTCTCGAAAATATCGTAAAACGTTTGAAGCGCAACGATCGTCGCCGCAGGAACGATCATCGCTCCAATTGTTGCTTTTAGCACTCCGCCCGCTACTTTTGCCGTGGCAGACAACATTTGCATTTTGGTCGTTGTTTGCCCTGCGGTAACTCCCATCGCAAATAACGAGGCGTTGTAAGAAGCGATTAATCCTTGTCCTAGCCGAGTAGCGGCGGAAAATTGCAGTACCGATTTTCCGAGTAGTCCGATTGTGGCGATTACCGCAGACGCGCTTACCGTCGCAACTAAGCCGAGATTGTCATTTAGTCCTTTTAGGAGAGTATTAAGTAGCTGTAGCGCGGGATAAGCCACAACGCCAAATTTTTCCCCTGTGGACATCGATAATTGTTCGATATTGTTCTGATAGCGGTTCATTTCCGCCTGTAAAGTTTTGCTCGATGCACCGATTCCCCCCGCACTTAGGCGTTCGTACTCAGCCGCTAACCGGGGGATCACGTCCTGAGAAAGTAATTGCCCAGCCGACGCTTGCCGGTAGAATTCAGCGGTTGTCATCCCCATCGCACGCGCCGCAACAATCAGCGCGTCGTACAGTCCCCCAGACTCGGTTAATTGTTGGGTGAATTCTTCTACTGATAGCACCGAGCGGGCGGCCATTTGGTTGATCGCTCGGAATGTTTCAGTTTGCTGTTGTGGGTTAGTTTGCCGTACCGCAAGGGCAGATTGAAAACCCTCAAAAATGTCATCACCTTGAGCTTGTAGTGGTGAGCCAGTCGTCACGATCTGGAACTGGGCGTATTGCTTGGCTGATTCTCTGAATGAGATACCAAGTTCATCAGCCCGATTTCGCAGTCCGTCAATTGCCGTATCAACGTTGTTAACGCCAGCAATGTCGAGGTTGATCCTGATTTGCTGTAATTCGGTAAATGCGAGTAACGAATCCGTGA